TTGCTGATAATGGTTTAACTTTACTTGTATTCTTAAAGTAATTAGTTAATAGATAACTTGACTTACTATCATAATTAGGAAAACTAAATAGTTTAACTTTATACCCTAACTTATTCTGAATATAATCTACTAATCTTTTACTATTAGTTTCCTTAAAACTACAATCAGTTCCTTCAAAAGTAATCATGTATTTGAATGGTATTGATTGTAACTTCTCTTCAGTTAATTCATTAATTCTTTCTAAAGGTGATTTAATCATTCTTATACTCCTTTACTTTATAAATATATCTTATTAGAATATTGATAGCTTTCTAATATATCATAATAGCTATCAAGATAATAATATATAAACTAACTTAATTTTTATATTTACTACAGTTGCGTCATTAAAAAGGAGAGGGGAGTTAAGAGGGTGAGAACGTAGTTCTCCCCTCTTATCCCCGAAGGGGATAAAATACAACAGAGTTCAGTTGAGTACAGTTGCGTCCTATGAATACCGTTCCCACGCCCGTAGGGCTAGTGGGAACTTACTGAAAATACTGTTTATACAACAGAATGCTATTGAAGTTAATTATATACTAATTACTATACAGATAAACTATTAGTTGATATTCTATATACTAATTGATATACAATAGATAATCTTATACTCTTAATTCTTATAGATAAACTTATACAGTTATTCAATAGAATAATTTATATTGATATACTTTATACTGATATAATATTTACTAATTACTTTACAGATATACTATTAGTTATCATTCTTATAGATAAATAAATATATCAGTATACTACTGAATAGTATACTGATAATTGTTTTATTTGTTTTCTGAATACCCTTGAAAAGTTAAATTGAAAATTTAACACATCTTTCTCACGAACCATAGAATATAAACTTTTATTAGTTTATATGCCACATACCTCATTCGTTCTCGTCCGCACTCCACTACTTCGTATGTGGCATATAAACGTTCCGTTTATATTTGCCCCCCCTCCCCCCCCACAAGGAAGCAAAAGCAAGCGAAAAAAGAGCGACCTTCCGGTCTTCTCGCAAGCTTCAGACAACTGTGAGGAACCGCAGGGGCTTACGTTAAGCACGCCTGTTAGGGCGTACCACTGCATAGAGTCGTTTTCCATGCATCCGTACCTGCTGGGTTATGGTGGGAGTTTTACCAATTAGCCACAAATTTCGATCGTGTAGGGTTTATCATACCTACTCCATCTCATACATATTTTTTATTACTTCGTTGTTTACTCTGTAATTTTTTACAAAAGCAAAAGAAATCCCCTTAGGATTACTATGATCCTAAGGGGAATTATATTATTTAGACGCTAAATATTGTAATTGATTGATTGTATTACCAGAAACATTCTTGGTTACTTTATTAACTTGACCTTGGATATTTTGAGATACCATGTTAATCTTTTCATTAAGTTTGTTACCTAATGTAGCCATAGCTCCTTGTAACCCAGTTTGAACAGTTGTTACTTGTTGTTGAGTTTGTGCTTGATTAGCTTGTAAAGTACCAATACCAGCAGTATTACCAGTAATTTTAGTCAATTCATTATAAATAGCACGTAATAAGATAACTTCTTGAGAGTCATCATTAGATGATTGAGATAAATCAACTGTTCCTCTACCAAGACTAACTTGATCTTTAACAGTTTCTTTTTGAGCTCTAAACGCATCCATACCTTCAATAGCAACTTGTGTTTGCTTAGGTACACCTTTAGCTCTGCCAAATCTAAAGTTTTTACCAGTACCCATATCAGTAGTAGAATCACTAACTATTTCAGATTGAGATCTTGTAGCTTGACCAGATGGTACATTAGAAGCACCATTTCCACCACCAGTAGCAATATAGCCATTGATTTCATCAGAACCGAAATCATTAGCGATATTACCTTTAACAATCTTATTTCTACCAGACGAGTTGCCCCAATAACCGCCTTTACCATCGGCAATAACTACATGGTCAGCTTCAGCATCACCAGTTAATGTGTTAAGAAGAACTACGTCACCTTCACTACCACCTTGAGATGCAGTTTTGAATGCGTATGGTTGACCTTGATTTTTAGCTTTGGTTTCGGCATTAGGTACATACATATCAATTTGATTAACACCTGCTTTTTCAAGGTATTTATTAACGAATGTAGTACAGCCATTATTACCATATCCTTGTTGACCAACCATTGAATCTGCCCAATCAGATGCAGCTTTAGTATTACCGCCACCAATTGCACCACCAACACCACCAGATGAGGCAGCTCCACCAATATTACCACCTAAGTCAATACCAAGTACTGAACCTAAGTTAGATTTAATGGAATTATACATATCGAAGAGTGGAGATAATAATCCAGGTTTCTTTGTAGGACCAGAGCCACCTTTAATATTACCTTCAGTCTTAATACCTTTACCTTGTTTTTGGAATGCTTCTTGAGCTGCAGCTATACGTTCATCCATATGAGCATATGCAGGATTACCAACTTCAAAGTTAGAGAACCAATATTGTGTAGCTTGAGCAACATCAGACATCTTACACATAGCTTGAAGATGTTCATGATAATATCCACCAGGTCCAATTTCATTCCATAAATGAGTTAACTGAGCATTGACATCAGTCCAAGTTGTACCCATACCAGCAGCAACCGAGTTAAGTGTATCTTTACGAGTTTCAGTCCATTGACATAGACCAACACCTGCTTTATATGGATTCATATTAGGTTCATTATCTAATTGGTTAGCAGAAGGATTATATCTAGATTCTGCCCACATATTACCCATGATACCAGCAATAGCGACAGAAGCAACACCTTTACTTGCTAAGAAGTTCCATACAGTTTCAGGTACATCTGCACCTTTACCGAATCTTACTCCCATACCAAATCTACCACGACTACCACGTCCATATAATCTACCTCTACCAAAAGCATTAGCAGTTGTAGTATTACGTAATACGTCTTTGATATTATATGTAGCATTATCACGATTAGACTCAGGGTCTTGAATTGTAACTTTACCGGTACTTGCATCATAACCAGTAGCAGTTACATAGTGAGGATAAGAACCAAATGGATGACTATTAGAAGTACCAGATTTAGATTCACCTTGAAGTACAACTGGATTACCAGACTTCAAAGCATTGATTGTACCTTGAGCATCAGTGGAATAAGAAGTAGCACCATGTCTTGCAGCATAGCCTTCAAAGAAGGATGGAGCAACACCAGTATCAGTACCCTTATACCCCCCAGATAATGCGAAACTAGAAGCTTCAGCTGGATTAATCGTACCTGTACCAAGTGCCATAAGAGCGTTAGCACCAGCAACTGGACCACATCCAGAATCTCCAATAGTTTGATTTATACTATCACCAGAGGTATTAAATCCGATATTAGCATATCGAGGATCTTTTTGTTTAAAGAATTTACCTGTACCTAAAACTTGTGCTTGTAAATCACCAGCTTGAGATACAAGATTACCCATTAAACCACTAGTTCCTTGAGAGAGCTTATTCATGTCACTTTGCATGCCACTTAATAAGCCATTACCATTTGCTGTACCAGACCCAGCACCTAGAGGTCCTTTTTTACCAGTACCTTGAGCACCAGGAGTAGGAGCAGGATTTTGTGAAGCTAACTGTTGAGCATTTGGTTTATACGCAGGAGTCTTCTTAGTATCACTACCACCAAAGGCAGTCTTGATATCATCTATGAAGCCTTTATCTTTATCGTAGATTTCATCATTATATTCTTCAACAGAATCTAATTTCTTTTCAGCTGTTTGGTTATATTGATTCAATGCAGCTAATGCACGTTGTTGCATTGGAGCTAATACATCATTCAAATCCCAAATATAAGCTAAGATTTTGAAGAATAATTGAGGTCCGATTACACCAAATAATACAGAGTCAACGGCAGATGCCAAACCAGCTACCCATTTAACATCGTCATTTGGAGGTTGTTCATCAGCAAGACATTCAGCAACGTTATACCAACGACTAATACCTGTAGTTACAGATGCAGCTAAGTCTAATGCTGTAATGATACCAATTACGATACCACCAATACCAGCAGTAATTGCAGTAACGCCTACATAAGTACCAGCTTTAGCTAAAAGTTTAGCAAATTTAGCAGAACCTTTAATACCATCCAAAATCATAGTAGCTAATTTAGGAGCAAATTGTGCACCTTTCTCAGCTAACTTAGGTATATATGTAGAAATCTTTTCGATACCTTTAGTTAAGATTTCTTTTAAGAAATCCATAGTTTTATCAGCAGCTTTAGAAGCAACTTCTCCAACTTTACTTATACCAGATTTAACAAAATCTGCTGCTTTGGAGAATAAGCCACTACTTTTAACAGCATTCTTAGCAGTACCATCTAGTAATGCAGATCCAGCAACACCAGCTCTATCTCGAATAGCCCAACCAATCTTAGATAAACCTTCTTTAGATGCACCGAAAGCTCTACTCATAATAGATGAAGATAACTTACCTAAACGACTTGCTTTAACTGCATCTTCAGAGGACTTAGCAATTTTACCTATATCTTTACCAAGTTTAGTATTCTTATAGACAAACTTACCAGCTCTCCAAGATTTACCAAAGCTCTTAGAACGTTTAAGCTCTTTAGCAAAACTAAATCCAGCTTTACCTAATTTTAAGCCGCCACCAATACCTTTACCGATACCTTTGACACCTTTATAGATAGCTCTACCAGCTTTAAATGTTTTATATCCTAAGAACCCTAAGACACCACCATTGACTGCCATACCTCCCAATGTAGGATTGTATGTAGTTTTCATTTTAGGAGTACCATCAGGATTAAATACAGGATTGCCATTTTCATCAGTTTCTTGCTGTTCTTCTTTACCAATAAAGCCGTCAAGTAATCCTCCAAGAGCACTACCTACACCTTTAACGAATAAAGGAATTACAGTATTCTTTAAGAATCCACCAATTGCTGGTAATAAAGTATGAGTTAAGATCTTACCAATCTCTGGAAGCATTGGACCTAAGAATGATAATAGTAAACCACCACCAAGGATAGTTCCTAGACCACCAAATAATCCACCACCTTTACCAAAGATTCCATCTACTATATCATGTAAGAAGCCTTGAGATTTTTCTTTAACATTTTTGGCACCTTCTTTAGCAGAATCACCAAATCCTTTAAGTTTACCAAGAGCTTTAGAGAATATAGAACCTTGACGTTCTGCATTCTTTTCATCTTTAGCATCTTCTTCTTTCTTCTTATCATGAGCAGACTCAGTATCAGCTTTATTATTAGAACCATCTGTAGATTCATAGGTTTCATTACCATCAGCATCAACAGAACGTTCTTTATGTTGACTAGTACCAGTTTGAGCAATTTCATTAGCTTGACTAGCAGCAGCTGTTTTAGGAGCAAGATTAGCCGCATTACCCATTACAGTAGACGCTGCAGCACCAGCAGCTTTATTAGTTGCAGTAGATTTAGTAATATCACCAATCATTCTAGTGAATGCAACTTGTTCATCTGGTGTACTAGCATTAGTAAATTGCCATCTATTATTCCAAGCCCAGTCTGCAGCTTGAGAAGAGATAGATGGATCCATACCATAGTCGATAAGCTGTTCAAAGTATTTAAGCTGCTCAGCTGACATCCCTATGTAATTGGATAATGGAGATTTAAAGTTGAAATCTTTATCATGTCTACCAAGATAAGTAGCAATTTTAACCAAGCTTTTAAATGCACCATCAGCTATTTTCTCTGGAGCTAATGCTGAAGGATCTCCAATAGATTGAATAGCTGTAGGTCCCATTACCATAGCAAGTTGAGAATAACGTTTAAGAGTTTTAGTACTTAATTTAGATAAAGCATCTAAATCGATCTTAGTACCTTCAGGAAGTTTCTTAAGAGCATTTAACTTACGTTTATTTTTCTTACCCATAATAAATGAAGCATTATTACCAGTAACGTCAAGATGACCTAAGTTTTGATTAATAAATCTTCTTGAATCAGAATCAACTTCACCTCTAAACATTTCAACTGTCTCTTCATCTTTAGCTCTAGTTAAATCATCATAATAGTTTTTATCATAAGCACCATTTTCAGATTTAATTAAAGCATCTCTAATTTGAGATAAGATATCATTGGTTTGAGACATACCTTCAGCTACATTCTTAGCTTCTTCGGTAGTGAATTTCTCGCCATTTTTACCAATTAGACGTTCAGCATCTTCTGCACGACTACGTTCAGCACTTACTTGGTCTAAAGCAATACCTAAGGATTTTCTATCTGTAGGATCAATATTATACTTCTTAAGAGTTTCATGGGCAGCTTTTATTTGCTCATCGCTAAATTTCTTTCTACCCCTAGCAGCTTGAATGAATTCTACTTCTTTTTCAAATGCATTCATTACAGCTTTCTTATCATTTGCAGGAATATCTAAACTAGATATAAATGCAGCAGCATCTCTAGTATTACCATCATAAGCAAATTGACAAACTTTCTTAACAGCAGATGCTGGTAAGTATTTTTTGATCTTACTTTCTAAACGCTTAACAGTAGAACGTTCAGCACCACCACCAATTTTAAATTGGCTATTAAAGATACTCAAACTACTTTCTAATGTATTCAAGTCTTCAACAGATGCGGTAGCTAATGCCATATCACGTTCACGATTAGCATAATTTCTACCTTCCATTAGGTTAAGACGTTCATTAGCACTTAAATGATCTGCTTGACCTCTCTTAATTAATCCTCTATTACCCCAGTTATTGAATTTTCTTAATCCCCAACCAATGCCTCTAATAGGGCTACCGATTGCAAATTTAGCTAAATCTCCAATACCACTGAAAGTAGTACCAAGAATCTTTCCTAAAGGTTTAAGAAGCATATCATTTACTTGCTTACCAATTAGCATACTGAATGGACCACCAAATGCTTTCTCTAAGATATTAAACATACCATATTTCATGCTACGTCCCATATTCTTAAAGACTTGTGCAAGCATCTTACCAGTACCTTTTAAAGGACTGAATAAGTTATAATCCATAAACTTATAGAAGTCTTGATATAAAGTTGTACCGAAGCGACGTAATGGATTTACTACGTAGTCTTTTAAAGCACCTACTAGACCACCTTCACGTTCACCATCTTCATTCTTCTTACCAAGAATCATATCATGGAATTTACTAGATGTACCAATAAGACCTAATCCAGCACCAAGACCAAAGTTCATTAATAAACCCATTCCTGTAGGATCTAGTAAAGCAGCAGCTCCACCAAAACCTGCAATCTTAGGTATATTTTTCTTAACGTATTCTTGTACTTTCTTAGGAATGATACCATCTTTACGACCTATTTCATTGCCATCTTTATCATAATAAGTTTTACCGAAAATCTTTTCGTTAACTTTTTGATTATTCTTAGCAAGAGAATAAGCACCACCGATAGCAATAGCACCAACTGGACCGAATCCAAGCATTAAGCTAGGAATAATACCAGCAGCTGCACCTTTACCAAGGTCAGGCATATACTTCTTAAATAAAGCTTGTTGTTTACGACTAATTAGACCACCTTCACGGGATCCATCAGACATTTCTTTACCAAATAAGAAGTTCTTAGCAGTATCACTTTCACGGATAATATTAGCAGCAGCACCGATAGCAGCACCAGCTAATAATCCTCCAGGACCAAATATCGCAGTTGCACCTAAAGCACCAGCACCAGCTGCTACACCAGTACGACCAGCAAATTTAGCACTATTACCTCTAAGTTTAGCTATATCACTAGAGAGAGCTTTACCTACCTCTGGATCAATAGTCTTAGAATAATCTTCTACTTTATCTAAGCCTGTATTCCAAGCAGATGATACAAAAGCATTAGCAGCTTGACCTAAATCACTACCATCAGTTGATTCAACTTTACCTGATAATTTACCTACAGCAAATTCTAAAGCACTTCCGACAACTTCTCTTACGGTATTACCTTGGATCATTCCTTCAGGAGCTTTATCTTTTACTGTTTGTAAGAAGTTCTTACCAGTATCTAATAAGTTACCACCTTCAGCATGAGATAAGATTTTATTTCTTAATCGTAATTCATCTTGTTTATCTTTTTTACGATCAGCTTTATCTATATCTGGATTGAATGGATTCAAATCAGATGGAATAATTAACTCACCTTTAGATACTGTAGTCAATGCTGTTTGAGGTACAGATAGAGAACCGAATGCATAACCTTTTTCTTTATTTGCTTTATAAATAGCTAGAGCATCATCTAATGTACCAACTTTAGCACCCTTATCACTACTAGTAGTAGATTTAGGTTTAGGTTGTTTAAAAGCAGATGACTGATTGAAAGCATCTGCATATCCAGCCGCAATATCCTTTAATTGATCTTTTGGATTTAGAAAACTTTTAGGTGCAGGACCAAACATTATCGATCTAGCTAATGCTTCAGCTTGAAGAGGATTCATGCCTGGTTTACCACGTACTAATTCAGCTAATTTACTACCAGCACCTGTTAGAGCATTTTTAGCAGAATCTTTAGCATCATTAAACCAGTCTAGACCAAAGTCTTTAGCGAAGTCTTTAATCTTACCCCAGCCTTTTTTGACAATAGGTTCCCAGAATTTCTTATCTAACCAATCTCTAACTTTATTGAAAGTGGTTTTTAATTCAAAAGCCATCTTATCATAGAAGCCACGAATTTGTTCACCATCTTCATCTTTTTCACCAGTTTCATGGTCAAAGAAGAATTCATATAAACTATCATCTACTTTAGTAATAACTTCAGCAGCAAATAGTCTAGGATTTTTAAGAATTTCATACCAGTTACTTAAAGCAGCTTTACCTTTGCCTTTAAGTCCTTTAGCGTTAGTTACATTACCAAACTTAGATTTATCTCCTTTATCAAAGACACTACCAAGTTTATTAATATCAACTTCATCTAAAGTCTTACCAACTTCATCTGGATCAACTGGAGCATCTTTAGGTCTAGATGGATTACTAGCTTTAACTTTTTCATAAGTCTCTTCTATCGTTTCAGCACGATTTTCTTTTAAGACACTATATTTAATAAAGTCAGTATCAATGTAATCTGGAGCAGCAGTAGCATTAAGTCTATTTCTAACACCAAGTTTCTTACCTTTACGGAATTCACTTGTACGAATTAAGTAAAGCTCAGAGAGCATGGCTTTAAAGATAGATTCTTGACTAGCCATCGCTTTGCTCATCATTTCATTATTAGCAATAATGGCACTTTTACCACCATCTCTATTTTTGCTACGATTATTCATCATAGCTTCAGGAGACCAACCAGCCTTCTCTTGGTTTTGATAATACTCTGCTTGACTACGGAAAGCATCAGCATATTCAGCAGCTAAGGTTTTAGACTCTTTATAAGTTCTAGAGTTCTTATTCATCCGTAGGAATCTAAGTAATTTACCGAATGAATCATCACCATAGGCTTCCATTACTTCATCAAAAGAACCCTTACTATTCCAAAGTCTTTCTTCAACATCAGGAATCATATCTGTTAATCGTTTTAATTCATTAGCAGATAGTTTCTTGGACTTAGCTATTCTCTTAATATCTTCTTCTAATGCATTTCTAATACCAGAACCAGCTCTATCTTTATAAGATTTATCTCTTCTTTTCTTTTCTCTTTCAAGAATCTTCAATGAAGAGAATTTACCCTTATCAAAGTCATAGATACGTTCTTCACCACCCAAGAGCGATTCGATACGAGCTAAGTAAGCTGGGATAACTTCTACGATAGATTTACGAGTCATACCATCAAAAGGTACTTGACCTTTAAAGTATTTACTAGTATCAATCTTATCTTTATTAGCTATCTTAACACTGAAGATATTAGCTAGAATGCCACCCATACCCTCTTTATCTTTAGAGCGTAATAGATCGGCATTGATTTGATTAAATAAACCAGTTAAGGTTTTATTAAATCCACCAATAGCTTTTTCTAATGGTTTACCCATTGCTCTTTGGACTAGATATGCTGGAATATATTGTAATGGATTAGCAGCCATGCCCATAAGCATTTCTTTACTAATCATACCAAGACCAAAATTCTCAGCTTGATCAATGAATCCCTTTTTAAGATGCTTACCATAAGCACCCCAATCCATTACACCATTGGATAGGATATCAGTGATATCTTGTTTGAGACCTTTATCTTGACGTTTCTTCTCTGCATCTCTACCGGTATTCCATTCTTTGAAACGTTCACGTTCCATATCAAGGAGTTCTTTCAAGATAGCATTGTTTTCACGTTGATATTTAGTCGACTCTTCAAAGTACTTGGTTGAGTTTTCAATATGCGTCTGCATGTTTGTAGTCATGAAGTTTTGCATATTACCCATTGTAGTACCAAGACCCATAATAGAGTTATTTAAATTACCAAATAATCGTTCTTGTTGTGCAAACATGAATGATGCAGTCTGTTTAGTTACATCTGCATTATATTTAGCTGCACTCAAGATAGTACCAGAAATTTGATCAGCATTAGCTTTAGATGCTTCATGTACAGTTTTAGCTACAGCTCTATCACCATCAGTGATATCTAAGCCACTATCACCGTCATCTCCACCTATAGAGTCTTCATCAAAGTTCCAGTCAAAATCATCATCGTCTCCACCAAACATGACTTTATCGGCACGATCTTGGTTCCAGAGCTTACCAGATTTTAAGTCTTCTTTGGCACTTTTGAGAGCTAGATTAGACGCTTCATACGCAGATGTTTTCATTAAATACTCTTGAGCTTTTCTGAAAGTCTGTCTGTAGTTAACGATAGCATTTACTGTTTCTTTAGTAGCGGTACTAGCTTGATCAAACGATTTATATGTAGTATCGTAATTTGTCTTAAATCCCTCGATAGCAGCATACTTTACTGACTTACCAAGATTCTTAAGATAATTTGTGATCTTGAGTCCCAATATAAGGTCCTCCTTTCTTATAAGATTATCCTAATGTTCAAAATGACAATATATACCGCCCAAGGACCATTAAGACCCTTGGGCAAGTATATATTATCGAGGAAAATTGTAATGAAACATACGTGTACTGGTAGCAACAACGTACACTACCTATATGTTTGACAATACAATACCCCTAAGGACTATGAAAGCCCTTAGGGAATACTGTATCAGTTTGGATTGAATATAATATGGTAGGATGAACTATGATTTTATTATGCTCTTTATATGGTTGAGGTAAAATAGAAAAAGTACGAACCACTGCACATCCTACAATTATATGTATCCATTGTGTTAAAAAGCTAATATGTCTAAAGCATCTCATTATAATGTATAAAAGATAATCCCTAAGATAGATGAACTATCTTAGGGAAATGTCTTTAGCAGATTTTATGGTTTTTGAACTTTGTAATATCTTATTTGTTTAAAATACTAAAAATAATTGTGTGATGATGAATTATTTTTTAATCCAAGCTGGGCATGGGCTAGATACCTTAATGGAATCGTAAGGACTAACTTTAACTTCAGCTTTTTCATAGATTGGTTTGCCAGCATTATCTACACCAACTTGTTTAGGGTAAGAACGTGTAGATTCTTTGATTTCTTTCTTGATCAAAGATACGTTAGATTTTTCTCGTCCACCAAGACCAATTTTGCGGTTGGTCTGTAAGTATGTATTCAAGAATTCTTTGGATACTGTTAACATACTTTCCGCATCAGATTTTTTAGCTTCATAACCAGCTACCAAGGAATCAGCTTCTTCTTTGCTAATCTTAGTTGTAGCTACAATAGCATTGGAGATAACGCTACGGAATTCTTTAGCTGGTGCTACTGTACCAACTTTACCAGTTTTGTCATAAACTCCTACTTCATAAGAAGTATCATTTAAGAAAGCTTGCATAACACGTACTTCATCTTTATGAGAAGCAGATGCATTTGTTAAGTTGTCTCGCACATCTTTAATCAGTGCTAGAACTGTTTTTTCTTTTTCCATGATTCAATCCTCCTAATAAAATAATGGGAATCATTTCGATTACATTTGTGTTACATGTGTTATATTTTAATACACTAGGGTATTAATAATTAACTAATCGAATGACTTAGCATTCTCTATAATAGCTTCTACTAGCTTGATTTTACCTTTAGACTTAATAAAGTCATTAAGTTCTTTATGAGTCATCTTAGATAACTCAACTAGAAAGTCTTTCTTTTCCATTTATATTAATCCTCCGTATCTAAATGTACAGGATAAGGTATAATTTGACAGAGAAAACCCCCGTAGACCAGGTAGCCTACGGGGATTTAGCATGATTGCATTTTCTGTTTGGGATTGCAGTGACTTTTTAGAAAGTCAGATTCATAGTAGTACGGTTAATACATTTAGAAATTTATCTATATGCGTTTTAATCAAAGTTATTATCATTTCGAATATTTAAAAACAATAACTTTAAGAAATGTAAGATTGAATCTTCGTTATAACTCTTCCACCCATCTCCTGGATCAAGCTTCTTATAATAAATTCATAAGCATTATGTCTGAAAAGATTTAAAGTTATAATGTATTTAAGCACTATATAATCCAATAATTGATTCGGAGTAATTTGGATTTTAATAGATTAATAAGATAAGACATATACTTTAAAAGTATTATAAAGCCACCTGAATTGCTTTTCTAAATTATTTTGGTGTATTTATAATTAAGGTTAACCTTACTAATAGATTGTTACATGAGCGTTAAATGAAAAATGAAGTTAAGTGATACGATTTTAACAATAGAATAAGTGAAGGAGGTACTACAATGCCTATTAATATAGATAAGGTTAAACCTTTCAGACTACTTAAAACTCCATTCTTTACTCCTTTCAATAAGAAAGACAAAAGACATGGTAGTGCTATTTTCCTAATGACTAAAAGCCTAGAGCAATCTAAGCAATTGATTGAGCATCCGCTTATTAGTAATCTAAATATGTTTAATTCATACTTCCTTGAATGGAATGCTATGTATTTACTTAAACCTAGTAGAATTATAAATAAAGACTTAGACGTTGATGATGTATATAACTCTAAAGTCTATGGTAATAATCCTATAATGACAGAATCTCATTTTGAAGATTCTGAAAACTTATTTTTCTTCTCTGAAGCTACTCCTGAGAATGTATTAGATACACGATTAAGAAAGATCTTATACAAAGAAAGATTACGTAACTCTAAGGATGTTAAACTTAGATTAAATAGAATCAAGAATGAATGTAAGTATATTAAGTATACTTACCCAACTATCGACAAGTATAAGAATAAGAATATCTATGTCGATAATCATATCTATAATAAGATCTTCACTATGAGTGAAACTTATAATAGAGATAAAGCTATAGACTTACTATATGCATTATTTGATAGATTCATTAATAATCCAAACTATAAGGGATATACTAAAAAGACTGTATTGATTCCAGTAAATGAATGGGCTGGAGATATTCCAACTACATCTTTATTTGAATTCAGTAAGTCTATTAATCCATTCTCTATGATAGTTAGACTCTTTAAGAAACCTAAAGAGAACTTAGATAAACTAGCTGGAATGGATTTTATCTTTATTGGTAATAATAGTTGGTTTAAAATGAAGATGGAAGATTTAGATATGAAGAATCTAAATCTCTTCAAGACTAATATCTTAAAGATTAGAAATAATGATATTGTAGAAGATAACGTTCCTGAAGATAAAGAAGATATTAAGACTAGACTTATTAGTAAAATTGAAGACCTAACTGGTATCGAAGTTAATAATGTAAGTCGTGTTCAAGATGTAGATCCTACTGTACCTTACAAAGCTGAAATAAAAGATCAACCTAAGTTGATTGTCGCTAAAGGTATCACTGGTGCAGATCAAGTTATAGATCCAACTAAGATTGAAAAGCCTACAGAAGATAAAATCAATCAATCTGTTGAGAATATCGTAGACTATACTAAGAATGCTGAAGAAGCAGAAAAAGAAATGGATAACTCCGTAGACTTAAAAGAGTTAATTCTACAGGCTAAGAATGATCAAGATGATACATTTAAGATTTCTGCTACTCGTAAAGCTCGTATGGATGATCTTAATGATAAATTCTTAAAAGAAAAGATTGCTAACTCTACTATTGCAGAGTTAGTTGCAACTGAAGATACTCCATTACAATCTACAGACTTATCTAAGAATGTAGAAACTATTGATGATGAATGGGCTAACTTAAAGAAACCTAACTTTGAAGCAGATTATAATATTGATGCTGATATCGTTAAATGCTTGCATTCTTTATCTCAAAATAAAGATGTACCAATGAGTGTAATTGATATATCAACAGAGGATAGATCTACATCTGAAGACTCTATTATTACATATACAGTCCATCTAGAAGACTCTCTAGGTAAACGTCATACATTACGTTTTGATATGCCTAAGATTATTAATAAACGTTTCTTACGTTTACGTGGTAACGATAAGATTATCCCAGGTCAGTTAATTAATCTACCTATTATTAAGACAGATGAAGATACAGTTCAAGTAGTATCTAACTACAACAAGATCTTTATCACTAGATATGGTCAAGTTGGTAAGATTAATCAATCTACTAATGCTCTAATTAGAGCTTTAACTAAGCTTAAAGAAAATAATTATAAGCTTGAAATAAAAGATGATAATGATATACCTACACCATCTAAGATTGATCTAGGTAATAATGCTAAGATCTCTGCTAAATATGAATTACCTGCAGAATATGTAGAGCTATCTAAAATCTTTAATAAAATTACTACTAGTGATGGTAGAGTATACTACTTTAATAGAGATGAACTTATCCATAAACTTGAAGAAAAGAAAGTTAAAATAGAATCTGATCAAGGATTTATGGTTGTTGGTATCACTAAAGATAATCAACCTATTACAGTACCAGAGGAAGGCGTATCCTCATCTTTAATCAATCATCTAGGTATACATAAATATGCTTATACATTTATGAAGCCTGGTGCTAGAATGACTTACTCTCAAGCTAGTATCTTGAATAGTAAGATTCCTCTTATTGTAGTCATGGCATATACTGCCGGATTGACTGGAGCATTAAATGCTGCTGGTATTGAATATAACTTAAGTGAGAAACGTCCTACTAATACTAAGAATTACTTTAGATTTAATGATGGATTCTTGTCTTTTAATGATAATTATGCACCCGATGCGGCATTACTAGTTAATGGCTTAGCTGTAATCAATACTCAAGAATACTCTCTAACTGATATTGATACAAAAGCTATGTGGTTAGATGTATTAGATGACTTTGGTGGTCGTAATAGAGCAGACGGTTTAGATTCATTTGCTAACTTAATGATGGACCCTATTACTGTAGAAGTATGTAAGACTTATAAACTTCCTACAGACTATATTGAAGTATTAGCATATGCTAGTAGCTTATTGACTACTAATAAATTCAATCGTCATACTGATATTACTGGTAACCGTTTCCGTACTAATGAACGTTTGGTTCATTTCTTATATAAAGCATTAGCAACTAGCTATGGTATGTATTTACGAGAAATCAAAAATAATCGTAAAGATGCTAAGATGACTATGAAGCAATCTGCAGTTATTGATATGGCTTTATCTGATGTAACTACAAGTGACTTATCTAAGTTATCTCCATTATTGGAATTAGAATCTGCTAATACAGTTACTTTTAAAGGCTTATCTGGTATGAACTCTGATAGAAGTTATTCTCTAGATAAACGTACTTATGATAAGACAATGATTAATAAGCTATCTATGTCTACAGGCTTCTCTGCCACTGTAGGTATTAACCGTCAGTCTACTATCAATATGGGTATTGAATCCACTAAAGGTTATATTAAATCTGGTGGTGAACTAGATAGAATGTCTGATGCTAATACATTATCTATCACTGAAGCATTAACTCCGTTTGGTACAACTCGTGATGATCCATTCCGTACAGCAATGACATTCATTCAAACATCTAAGCATGGTATGAGAACTAATTCTCAAGATCCATTATTAGTAACTAATGGTGCAGACCAAGCATTACCTTACTTGACTTCAGATACATTTGCTCATAAGACTAAATGGGACGCTGTAGTTGAAGAGGTTAATGATGATTATATGATTATAGCTAATAAGAGTAATCGTAGTGAAAAGGAATTTATCGATCTAAGAGAGAAAGTAGAAAAGAACTCTGATGGTGGTTTCTTTATTACTATTAAATTAGACTTAGCTAAAAACTATAAGAAAGGTCAAACTATTAAACCTGGTGAGATTATAGCTTATGATAAAGATAGTTACTCTGATAAAGTCGGTGTAGGTAACTTAGCTTACAATATTGGTACTTTAACTAAAGTAGCTATTATGCATACAGATAAAGGCTTTGAAGATAGTGCTATTATCTCTCAAGATTTATCTGAAAAGATGGCATCTGAAATTGTATTACAAGTTGATGTATTAATGGATGCTAAAGATATTGATATTCAATGCGTAGAGATTGGTAAACCACTCCATGAGGGTGAAGTTATCATGTCTTATCGTGCAGCATTGGAAGATCAAGATGCTACTGATATTATTAATAAGATGGTATCTAAGAATGCTGGTAATGAATCTAAAGAACTTATGGATGAAATTGGTAAGATTAAAGTTAAATCTAAAGTAACTGGCAAACTCCAAGATATTAAGATTTACTCTACTATTCCAACTTCTGAAATGTCTAAGTCATTAGCTGCATTTGTTAATAAATATAATGCACCAATAGATAAGATGAAATCTAAGTTAAGTAAACTTGGTATTGATGCATCTCAATATGGTACTTCAGGTGTATTACCAGCTGTTGGTAAACTAAAACATGCTGAAGGTAAAGTATTAGTAGAATTCTATATCAAGTATTATGATAAGATGTCTGTTGGTGATAAGCTAGTATACTTCTCTGCTCTTAAAGGTGTAGTAAAAGAAATCTTCCCTGAAGGTAAAGAACCTTACTCTGAATATAGACCAGAAGAAAAAGTACATAGCTTCCTACCTGTTGGTTCAGTAAATGCTCGTATGGTAACTTCTGTATTAACTCTAGGTGCTATCAATAAAGTATTAATTGAATTAGATCGACATGTAAAAGATATTATGGGTGTTAAATGGGATCCTAATCTGTAGGATCCCTTAACACATTATTAAATATAAATTTTGTTATTAATGGAGGATAAAATCATATGGCAAAAGATAATAACCCTCAGTCTACTATGATTGTAAATAAAAATTTCCAACACGTTAGCAACGTACCTACATATATTAGACGTTATCCAGATGACTACTCTCAAGTAGTTGGTATCTGTCGTAAAGGTCAAGTAGTACATGCTGAATACGTAGTACCTGGATTTATTTATCATACTGATGGTAGTAAACCAACTTTAACAGATAATATCTGGATTAAATTTGAACGTGGATATGTACGTCGTATCTCTATGCTTGGATCTACTCAATACTTTGATGAATATAAAGGATTTGAAGACTATCCAGATGCTGATGAAAAAACAAAATATGGTGATGTAGTTATGCTTAAGAAAGGTGCAGTAGACGCTTATGGTCGTCCATTACCTGAAAAAGAATATGAACCTACAACACATATCGTAGCATTACTTGATTCTTCTAAACAATTAGCTTTACTTGGTTACCCAAAAGGTATTCAAACTTGGGTATGGCGTAAAGATTTGAAGATGGTTCAAAAATCTGATGGTTTCTTCTTCTCTGATGGAACTCTTAATCCAGAATTGGGAAAATAGAAGGGGAAGCTGCACTGCCCCTTACAAAATATTTTAAAGTGGCAAATCCTTTTGATAATCCTGCAATATTTACAGACTCGTATGTATACGATCAAACCGATCCTCAGCCACAACCCCAACCTCAGCCTACACCAGACCCACAACCTCAACCTGGTAAAGGTGATGGGGATAAACCTAAAACAGAAACTGATAAGAATACTAAAGATGCTAAAGATAAAGCTAAGGATCCTAAAGCAAATCAGCCTCAGGATCCTGATAGTGCATTAGCTGGTATTAAAGATTCTTATTTGAAAATGACTGGTGTAGATCCTGCAAAGTATAAGAAAGCTCAAGCAGAATCTAGAAATAGAGCTGATAATTTATATGCAGAAATTGTAGCTGGTACTAATGCATCATATGTATATGGTACTAGAGCTGGTAATGGTCTTAAATTTACAGAACGAGAACTATCTACTGTTATGGGTATGCCATATCAATGGATGGAGAATGTAGATAATAGGATTCCAGAACTAGGTGGCTTTGGTAGAAAGTTCCATGAAAAGATTCTTTCTAAGATGCCACTATTAGTTCTTACTCCAGGTATACCAGACTTTATGGCTGGTTATGCTGATGAGAAACGTAAGAGTGTATTGAATTCATTGCTTGGTGCAGTTAGTGGTCAATCTATTGATAAACTAGCTAACTCTACTGATAATGAAATGAGATATTATACTCTTCAATTTGAAGCAGAGGATTATTATAGATACGTAAACTCTATGTGTACAGCACTATCTGTATTCTTAAATATAAATGGTGAAATGTATAATGGTGAGCAAATCGGTAATATCAACTGGTTTGATAGATCTAAGAATGAAATCGCACATAACTATTCATACTATGGCGGTGTAGGTTTATATCTAAACTCTGAAACACAAATCTCAGAAAACTTCGGTAATGATACTGCACGAAGTATCTTAGCAGATAAAATCAACAGTATGTCTGATATTGGTCGTGAAGTACAATTCTTGACTGGTATTAGTGGTTTCGATGTTGACTTATTCTCTGCTAAGGAATTAAATAAAGATGCTGGTAATACAGATAAGATGACTAAAACTGGTAGTCTTGGCACAATGAAAGGTTTCATGGGTATGATCATGAATGGTGCTAAGACAGTATTTGCTGGTGGTAAATTAGAGTTCCCTGAACTATGGGCTGATTCCTCATACTCAAGTAGTTACTCTATTAATCTTAAATTAGTATCTCCAGATTATGATAGACGATCTTGGTATATAAATATTGGTGTACCATTAATGCATTTGATTGCTATGTGTGCACCACGTCAAGTATCTCCAAACGGATATGTATCTCCATTCTTAGTTAGAGCATTCTACCGTGGATTCTTTAATATTGATATGGGTCTAATGTCTATGTCAGTCCAAAAAGGATCCGAAGGTGGTTGGACAGTTGATGGTTTACCTACAACTGTAGATGTAAGTATAGAAATCAAAGACTTATATAGTAAACTTTCTATCTCATCTGAACGTATCCTTGGTAAAGGGGCAAGTCAAACATTTGGTAATGTCGGATTAATTACTTACTTAGCTAATATGGCTGGTGTAAATACTAATGAACCTGATATTATCCGTACTGCTCGTTTATTCTTGGCATTAAAAGAACAAACTTTAGTTAACTTCCCTAACTCAATTCAAACTAAGATTAGTAATAGTATTGCTAATATTATCACTAATCGTGTATTCCGTAAGGGCTAAATTTATATACTAATCAAAACATTGACTTAAGGTACTTTAAGTACCTTAAGTCTTTATTTTTGAGGTGATTTTATGAAGAATCGTAAACAGAAGTTCTATGAATATGAAGAGAAGTATGGTAATATACCAGAAGACTTCCAAGAACGATTAGAATGGATGTATGATAAATATAAATTAACTCCTGCTAAACAGCAAGAGATATTAGATAAAAGAAATCTAATGATGAATACATTAGATTTCGTTGATATTAAAGTAGTACTATTTGAAGAACCTGAAGGATCTCCACGTCCTCGGTTTAGAATAGTTAATAGATATAACTTAGCTAATATGGCTATGGCTAACTCTCAGTTTGTTCATGTATACTCCATTACTGGTAAAGAAGATAATGTATTCATGAAAAGACTATTAGATAGTGGTGAACTTAATCAAGTACAGCAAATGTTATATACTCCATGTGATGTAGAATTCAATGCATTTGTTAAGACACCAACTTCTTTTAATACAGTAGATACCTTCCTAGCAGAGATTGGTTTAATTAGACCAACTAATAAACCAGACTGGGATAATATTGGTAAGAAGTATTCGGATATGTTTAACTCTAATATATGGTTAGATGACACTCTAGTGATAGATGGTACAGTTAGAAAGTATTATTCTATTAAACCTAGAGTGGAAGTTCATCTTAAGTATATGAATATGCTTTATAATAGAACTCAGTATACTTCTACAGTTAATAAGTTGAATAAGCAAGACTTAGACTCGTCTAATGTAACTTACTTCGACTTTAATAAGTTGAAGTGATATATTATAACCTTGATGTATAATATAGTTATTAATTAGGAGGATTGAATTATGTCATCACAATTAACACCTGGTAATCAGGAAGAGATTAAAAGTAAGACACAGCCACCGTATGAACAGTTTGAAGAATGTCAGAGAACAACTTGTGTATATCGTAATGCTAATGGTAGATGCATTTATGAAACCTGTGTATTTACAAATGAGAAACCTAAGTTTGTAGATCATTGGGATTTTGAATGTCAATCTTGCCATAAGATTGAGCAACGTGATGTACGTGATATGAAGATCATGTTTTGCGATAGCTGTTTAGAACGTATTAAGAAAGCTGAGAAATTACCATTCCATTGTGTATTCTGTGGTAAGTCTCAAGGACATCCATCTAAGATCATGTTTAGTGGTATTTGTGATGAATGTTTTGCTAAGTTAAATAGAAGTATTCATTGTAAGAATTGTGGGAATTCATAATGGAAAATAACTTTAGAGGAAGATATAGACCAGCTAGTGCTGAAAGTATAGTTGTAGCAAACTATATTAGATATGAGACTCTAGCTGAAATAACTAATACTGCATTTGCTGGTAGTAATGCAAATGTATTGAATGTATATATCGATCTATACCAACTATTTAGAAAGATGTATAGATCTGATGTAGCTATAGGCAATAGATCATCTGTAGCTGCAGCTGTAGTAAATATGTGTATTCATTATAGAGCATTCTATAAGAAATACTATGGAGTTCATACACGTATTTATCTAATGCAAACATCTGGTCCGATGTTAATGAATGAGAAATTCTATCCAGACTATAATCATACTAATATTGAAAAGATGATGTTAGCTGATATGATTACTACATTCATGATTCAAAATACTGCTATCTTAAAAGAGTTATGTAAATATCTACCAGATATCTATTATATTGAAGGACCTTATGAAACATCTGTAATGATCAACTCTACTATCATGGATAGAACTGATAATAGTCCTAACATGATTATTTCTAGTAGCTCATTACAATATGCAGTTCCAGTATTTGCTAAAGATCAAACAGTAGTTATTGATCATAAATGGGTAGATAATAATATTAGATATAGAATCGTTGATAAGTATAATGCATTGATTGAGTTATTAGCTAAGTATAAGCTATCAGATAATACAATCAAGAAATGTGTTAATATTAATCCACAATTATTTGGATTATTCATGGCTATGACTCGTAATGAGCATAGAGATTTATATTCATTCAATAATGTATCTAATACATTGAATATATTTAATCATGCCATCAATAGACATGAGATTCCTAATGCATATATCTCTCCAGAATATACTGAGATGATATCTTTATTAGCACCAGATAGAACTGAAGAATTAGTTAATAGATATAAAGCCGTAGATTTATCTTATCAAACAGAATTATATCGAATGTCTAATAACTATCTAGATAGATCTTGGGATGTAAACTTACAAGATCCTGATATGGTTAAACTATTGAATGAAAAATACTTTAGAGATAACCCTATAGATATAGATAGGGTATAAAACTTATTCCCATAGGAGTCTAATCTCCTATGGGATTTATTTTTTTTTGTTAAAATGGGCTATTTTGAACATCTTGATAACCGGAGGTGTATATTATGCCACAACTTAAATACGAATACTATATTGATCTATACTATAACTGTATGGATTATAAAGAACCAAAACTGATTGATCAGAAGAATATAAAAAGTTTAACCATATACAAAGAGTATGATAAATATAATATGCCAATTGCTACTATGAATTTGCACATAGATAAGAAGTTTGCAGATAATATTATCAAAAACTCTAAGACTGCTACAATGATTATGGCTGTTTATAAATACCAATTAGATAATAATGCAGCTATAAAACAATTATACTTTAAACATGAGTTCTCTTATCTTACTGATGATGATACTAACAAGACAGAAGATATAGACTATGCTAAAACAGATTCTAAAGATGAAGATCGTGAAGATGTATATAGAATTCTTAAACTTGGATTAATATCTAAGAAGTTAGTAGATAGAAATCTAAGTCCTAATAATGCAACTATATATAAATCTTCCATGCAGAATATCATAGTTGACTTACTCAATATAGGTGAACCATTATTAATTGAACCATTTACTGAGACTGAATTGGTAGATCAATTGATTATTCCACCTAAAGAGTCTTTATCTAAGACATTAGACTATCTAAATACTATTCGTGTATTCTATAATACTGGATATAGATTCTTTATGGATTTAGATAATATCTATTTAGTATCCAAATCAGGTAAAGCTACATTAAGAAATATTGATAAGTATGCAACTATTAAGTTTAACTTATCCGATATTGGTGGTAAAGAAGAAGCTATATTAGAAGGCTTTAGAGATGATGATAAGACTAAGAGTTATATAGTTGATATACCAACTACTGATATTAAATATGGTAAAGATAATATAACTGATAAAGAACTTAATGGATTTACTGCAGTAATTGATGCATCTAAGACTGTACAACAAAGTTATCTTAAAAACTCTAGAGCATTTGGTGGTATATTTGGTGTATATCAAAATATTATGAATACTATGAATGCTATCAAGAAAGTATCTAGTAGTGTACGTCAAGTAGTAAAGAATATTCATCAGACTACTGATACTATTAAAGGTAACTTTAATCAAATAGTAGAGCAAGCTAAAGAATCTAAGTCTGTAATAGATACTGTAGCTACACAAGCTGAAGCATTATTAAGAGAATTACCAAAGACTGCTTTAGATGGTACTGCAGAAGTAGTTGGTTTAGATGGTGTTGTTAGAAAATCAGATACCAATATAAAAGATGTGTTGACTAATATCATCAAACATACTGTAGTTATGCAAACTACATCTACTAATACAGTAGAGAAATCTGAAGATAAATTTGGTAAATTTAAAGAAGCATATACTGGTCAGATATACCATATAGAAAACTTTGGTTCTCTAGTTGGTGCTATATCTCCAATTAACTTTACTGATAATACAGCTCAATTAACTAAAGAAGTTAGTAAGCTTCCTGAAAAGAGAGAGCAATCTAAGATTCACTTTAAAGAAAGTATGACTGACTTTAATACTGAGTATAGTAAATATATAACTAGTAATGAGATTATTGTAAACTCTTTGAATGATACACCAGACAAGTTATTCTATGTGACTAAAAAAGATAATACCGGTAAAGCTATAGAGACTCATGAGTTAGATCTTAGAGCTCTTAAATCTAATCTTCCTGAATTAGTAAAGAATTTAGACTTTAGTAAGATGAAGCTTAGTGATATGAAAGGTTTCGCTGAGCAAATGAAGAATAGTCTTAAGTTAAATGCCAATGTAGGTGATGGATTAAAGAAACAAATAGCTGCTACAAGAGAGATTCCTAAAGACTTCTCTAAACAAATTCTTGAAGGTGCAAATACATATGTTAAATCTTTACAAGATACAAAAAACATTGCAATTGCTAACACTAAGAATAGCATAATCAATACAACTAAGTCATTAGGAGCATTAAAAAGTAACTTAAGTTCACTATACCAGAGTGGTAGTACTGCTATAAGTGGAATAAGCGATATGTCTAAGGTTGGTACTAATGGTGAATCTATGATAGATGTAGCATTAGACTTAACTGATATAGTAGAAGACTTAGGTAAACGTAAGCTAATCCGTATTCCTAACGATAATATGGGATTAATCAAGAACTTTAAACATGCTTTAGAGTTGAAGTCAGTTTACTTATCTCTAAGTAAACAGCAATTAGACAACTCTATATTCAATATGAATCTAAAGTATCTAATCAATAACAATACTAAAGAGCATAAAGAAGATACAACTGATTATATTATGCTATCTAAGATAGAAGTATATACTAATCAAGGTGAACGTTTCTTAGCAACTACTAATATGACATTTGCTAAACTCCCTAAGAGTACTGCAGATAATGCTAAAAAATTATAAAGAAAATCCCCTATGGAGTTAAACTCCATAGGGGTATTTATTAACTATTTTCTTGAGCTTTTTCAGCATCATTACCAGCGTTAACATATGCAGATACATGAACTTTAATGATTTTCATGTAATCAGACATAATCTTTTCAGCCATTTGGTATTTACATTGTAGATATGTACTATAAGTAGATGCAATCTTATTAACAATCTTTTGTGCATTGACTGCTGTTTTAGAATCAATGCCGCCATTTTTAACACTGTCAATTGTTTGATTACCAGCTTTAGTAATAGCTGCACTATTACCACCAGAAGTTCCTGGAGCTGGTGCACCGGTAGTTTGAATATCCAATTCTGTAAATACATTTCCATATAAGTATGTATTGTATTTATTTGCCATATTTAATCACCTTTACTTAGGAGGATTACTTCCTTTAAGAGTAACTACTGTTTTATTACCATCTTGGTTAGCACCAGCTGCTTGGGTCGTAGCAGCTTTAGTATCGCCTTCAGGTGCCTTTTCAGAAGATTGTTGATTATTATTATCTGCTTGCTGTTGTTGACTAGCAGCTTTATTAATAGCAGAATCTAATGATTTAAAGATTTGATCACTAGTAGCCTTATCTTTCTTAATATTATCTACAATCTTAGGAATAGATAATACTTGATCAGCATAAGCACTAATACTAATATCATTAGCTGAGTAATCTTTTTCAGAATCTTTACCACCTTGGAAATAATCATTGCATGTTTCTTTCCATTCATCTGTACCATTATATTCAGAAATGATACCTTTACGGAATTCAGTGATTACTTCATCAACATCAGTATCTTCATTCATATTAGTAGCTTTTTCAATTATTGCATTGAAATTAATATTGAATGGAGCTTGGATACGTTTTAAGCCTTCTTCATAGTTAGGCATATTGACTGTAGTGAAACCAGCAGTAGGTTTACTTAATTGGTCTTTATATTTATCAAGGTATTCTTTATTAGATTTGAAGAACTTATCAAACCAGTTAGATACTTTATCAAAAAGACCCATAACGAATTCTTTAATTTTATTGAAGAATTCTTTTACTTTATCCCATGCCCCTTCATGGATAGCAGCTAAACGATTTTCAACATCTACACCTTCAGCGAGAACCATTGCTTCTTTAATACAGCAATCCATAATAAGGTCATTGTGTTTCATATCAGTGATATGATTCATCAAGATTTCAGAATCAGTAAGTTTAGAGAATTTAAATGCTTGTTGTTCTTTTAAGAACTTAGCAGACTCTTCAGCTGCAATACCAACTTGATCGTCAACAAATTCTTGATTAGCCATCAAAGTGATAGCAGATAATACAGATTTAGCTTGATAGTAGTTATTGCAGATATATTGAGCTTTAATGCTATAAACTGTTAAGTGATAAGTCCAGATTTCAGAAATCATACTAATGATGATACGTTCAATCTTACGGATATGCTCATCACTACCAACACTAATCTTAGTAGAATTTCTATATTGAATAACTTTGTTTAAAAGTTTCTTATATTCTTTATTGATAAGTCTAGCATTATCTAAGTTAGCTGCTAGATCATCACGTACAGACTTAATAATTTCAATGCATTTATTTACATCTTCTTTATGGAAAGAGATAGTAGTAGATCCATCAACAAAGATATCTGGAGTCTTAGATAAATCTTTAACTTCAATATCATCTGGATCAGCATCAATAATCTCAGCCTTAGCACGTTTAATAATTTTACTTTGGTTATTAGTAGTAATCTCTAATAACTTACGAGCATCTTCTTCAGATAACTCATAGAAGTTATCACCAAAGAAATGCAAAATATCAGTTAAGATATTTTTAGAGCATGGAATTTCATCATCTAAAATATACTTAACCATATCACGTTCAAAAAGAACGTCATTTCCATTAAAGTCTTTTAAGTAATCACTGACTACATTAATTAGTCTAGAATCACCTTCATTACTCAAACGTTTAAGATTATATTCTAATACTTCAACGTATTTATCAGAGTAGAATGAATTAAGACGAGTTAAAGTGCCGAAGAATTGATCATATGCTTTTCTTGCAGTCACTTCAGATTCACTTTCTAACAAATTACGATAGAAAGTTTGAGTTTCTTTCATAGCCTTAGTTTTAAATGTATCAACTAACCTAACAACTTGAGGTAAAGTTGCAAAGGAAGTTTTAGCAACAAGGCTTGGA